ATGACCCAAGAGACTTAGAGGGACTCTAAAAATTCTTGCGATATCTTCCACATTGAATTTTCTGCTTTCAATTAATTGTGCGTCTGCAGCGTTTAGTGATAGAGGCTTAAATGCTGCTCCACCTGAAAGAACTGCTGTTGATCCAGACATATAAGGACCACCATGGTTTTGATTCCATTGACGCTTGATATCTGCAGCCTGCTCATCTGTCAATTCACCTGCTACTTCAATAACACCTGCAGGATTTGCGGCATTACCAAAATATGAAGAAGCATAGGTATCAGAAGCCATAGATATTCCTACAGACATTCTACATGCACCAATAGGTGATAGTCCATAATGGCTTCCAGGAAGTTTCATCATTGGAATATGAACCATCTCATTTTTAGTCAAAATACGAGTAAAATTATTTAGTTCATCTCTTAGTTTATATACAAGAGGTTCTCCTGGAGCCAATCTTTCTATCTTTACATCATTAGGATTAATACAATATAGTTCAACTACCTCGCCAGAATCATCTCTAACAGTTAGGATATATGCATTTCCATGTAGGTGTAGGGATGTAATTATTTGCTCAATAAACTCTAATCTTGTTGATTCTGGATTAGGCTTATTTATCCATTCAGGCTGACTTCCGTATACCGCCGAATAAGAGATACGATTGCGACCTCTGCGTACATATGCACCCATTGGTAGCGAAGCAACAGTGTCACCTAATAGCCTTACGCATGAATAAACTGTAGAAATACGAAGAGCAGAGTCTGCATCTACATAAACACCAGCATTAGCAACACCATAGAGTGGACGAGGTGGAATTAGAGGCTCAATGTACTGGTTATTGCCTTGTCGCTGTTCACCAGATGCTTTTAATCTTTTAGATAGACTCATATTAACCTATTCTCCTTACCATGTGGATATTCCTACTCGCTTCCAAGTGTTGGATGCAACGCATACATATATATAATCGCTGTCCCATGTTATCTGTCCTTGACTGCCAGGATCTGTAGCAAGTGTTGGAACATAGGCTGGTGCTAACTCAAATCTTCCAGTAATTCTTACTTTACCAGTGTTACCACCTGCTGGATCAAAATCACCGAATATCAATGGTGTTGCTGTACTTGTGTTAGATATGTAAAGTTTATTGCTACCAGTTTCGCCTAATCCCGCTTGATATCCAATAAACACATTGTCTGAATAACTGGTGCCATCACGACCTGCTTCAGTACCAACAATTGTATTTCTTGATCCAAGACGAAGGAATTGTGATGCTCGTCTTCCAAGAACAGCATTATTGCTTGCATTGGCATTGATTGTTGCAACAGGAACGCTAAATCCTGATCCTGTTCCACCTAATGAAGTTGGAACTAATAGTGATAGGACTGCACCGCTTCTAACAGCACCATTCCATCCAGTAAGTGTTACTGATGTTACTCCGCCACCTGAAACAACAATTGTTGCAGGAATTAGAGTTAAATATGGATGATTAGGAATTAGGTTAACTCCTGTATAAGTTCCATCAACATATCCTGAACCAGGAACTATTGTTCCAAGTGTAGCAATCGTATCTGTAACATTTGTTAATGCCTGCTGTCCAATTGCAGTATTAAATGATCCAGTGATATTTTGAAGCATTGTACCGCCACCAAGAGCAGTATTTTGGCCACCAGTAAATGTTAAGTTTGATGACAAGTTTCCAACGGCAGTATTAGCAGTACCAGTAGTCATATACTGTAATGCTTGAGCACCCTGTGCCTGGTTATTATTACCAGTTGTTAAACTTTGTAGTGCAAAGATACCCAGAGCAACATTGCCATTTCCAGTAGTACATGATTGAAGTGCTGAATTACCTATAGCAAGGTTAACTTGACCAGTTGTATTATTTTGAAGTGCATGATCACCAATAGCAAGAATATCATCTCGTTGATTATCTTGTGCTGCTTCTGTTCCAATTGCAATAACTCTATTAACATTGCTGAATTGTTGTGCATTTAGACCAGCAATAAAGTTATCACTACCAGTTGTATTGGTATTTAATGCACCTATACCTATAGCAATATTTCTTTCACCGCTTGTATTATTTGAGGATGCACCTTGGCCTATTGCAATATTATAAGAACCAACATTATCTTCAAGAGCAACTGTACCAATAGCAATGTTTGAAGTACCAGTTGATACAGAAGTTAATGCACGAACACCAATAGCAATATTGTTATCAGCGATGTTTTGTTGTAGGGCTTGATAACCAATACCAACATTGTTATCTCCACCTACATTTGTTTCAAGAACACTTCCTCCAATAGCGGTATTTTGTACTCCATCAACATTGTTTTGTAATGTTGCAAATCCAACTGCAGTATTTGAAGCACCAACTGTATTTAGTCTTAATGCTCTCCAACCAATTGCAACTTGATTATTTGTTTCAGTAACATTAAGCGCTTCTACACCAATAGCAACATTTCGTTCTACTGCTGTACCTGTACTTGACATTGCTCCAACACCAACTGCGGTGTTCTGACTTCCTGTTTCATTATTTGAAAGAGCAAATGTACCAATACCAAGATTTTCATTACCAGTAGTATTATCTCTTACTGCTTCATTACCAAGACCAATATTATTGCCACCAGTAGTTGTAAATCTTAATGCACGATTACCAATACCAATATTTTGAGAACCAGTTGTTGTGCTTACAAGTGTTTCATTGCTACCAATTGCAATATTTCCAAATAGTTTATTTAGACCTTTATTGATATATAATTCACCAAATCCAGAAGATGTTTCTGCTACTAATCCATTACGAGCAAAGTAAGAATTTGCATAAACATTATATGAGTTATGTGCATCAATAGTTATTGGTGTTGCACCAGTAAAATCAGAAGCAGAATAATTTAAGTTAGAGTTAATTATTAGATATTGACCACTAAAATCAACTGCATTAGGTGCTGAACCTACTGCATTAAATACCTGAGAATTAAATAAATAAACTTGGCCTGCAGCCTGAGTTATTGCATAGGTTCCACCACCATAAATTGATGAATCTACGAAATAAACAATTCCATTGGTTAGTGTTGGGAAGTAAACATTTTTTACATTCTTAAAGATTACCACTGCACCAGCATTATTTACTGTTACTGTTCCGCCAGTAGTTGAGTCATCAATACGAACTAAGCCTGTACCTGTAATATTTAGAGCATTTTGTCCAATTCTTAATCCTTTTATTAATACGCTACCAGATCCAGTCTTGTTTAAGGCGTTTCCAATAGTACAATCAAAAATGTTAGCACTTGCTGTACCTGTAATATCAAGAATTCTAACTGCCATTCCTTGAACTGTACCATTTGCTGCACCGCTTGGAATTGTTAGTGTTCCATCTATATAAGTACTGCTATTTGTGATACCCTCGCCATTTGCAGCAACAATATTGATTCCTGATATTGCTGGCAAATTAGGATTTTCAATATAAGTACCTGGATGTACAACAATTGTTGATCTTGTAGGACTTAATAATGTCAAAGCATATGTAATTGTTAGAACAGGAGTTACTAAATTACCATTTCCTGTTGAATCGCTACCGTCTTTTGAAACATGGATTTCTCTGTCATAAACAGTAGGTACTGGACCAGTTGCTCCTGTTGCGCCTACAGGTCCTGTAGCACCAGTTGGTCCTGTGTTTCCAGTAACGCCTTGCGGACCAGTGGCTCCTACTGGGCCAGTGGCACCAGATGGGCCAACATCTCCAGTAACGCCTTGAGGTCCAGATGCTCCTGAAGGTCCAGTCGCTCCTGTAGGTCCAATATCACCAGTTACTCCTTGATCGCCAGTTGGTCCAGTTGCTCCAACAGGTCCTGTTGCTCCTGTAGGACCAGTATCGCCTGTGACTCCTTGAGGGCCAGTTGGTCCAGTTGGTCCAGTTGCACCTGCAGCACCAACGGCACCTGCTAAGTTAATTGACCATGATGAATGTGTTTCTCCAACACCTGATGCTGAAGTTACAAGAATTGTTAATTCACCTGTTATATTGTTATAGTTTGTAACAGTTCCAATCATGTAAGAATCAATGTCATGAGCAATTACTGCTGTTTGACCAATT